CTGTGCTGACTTAAACGTGCCAACAACAAACATGAATAAATCTACAAGTGGAGCAGGGCCAGAGGCTCTACCACCAAACGTCTTGAGCTTTGCACCTGCAGGACGTACCAATGACATATCCCACTTAGGTATCTCACCTGCCCATAGAAGTGCAAGCAGTTGACGTAGTGCCTTTGCCCATCCTTCTTTACTATCCTTTACCACAATCGTTGTATCACTATCAAATAGTGGTGGTATCTCAGGTAGCTTGGAAATAAATTGTCTCTCTACACTAAAGCCTACACCTGTGCCACACAGTAATACAAACATAGCTTCATCAAAACTCTTTGGATCGTCCACAGGTAGATAACTACAGTTATATCCTGCTGTGTTATCACGATCAAGTGCAGGGCCAGCAGTCATCAATGCTCTCATAGAAGGCATAACAGAAAGACTAGCAATAGCATCATACAATTCTTCACGTGTATCTGTATCTAACTCATAGCCTATCTTGTCAGAGATGTAATCAACATATCTGCCAACAGTTTCTCCCCAGTTCTCTCGTCTTTTTTCTTTATCTAACCATCGTGCGTAACGAGATGTGTGTATAAACGCTTGATAGTCTGTTGGTAAATAGTTGTTCATATGCTACTCCGTTATTATTCTAATTGTTTCTATATGCATGCCATCTATATCATATATAAATTCATGCAGTGCTTCTCTAATCTCTTCATCCACAAACCCATCAACAGGTACAGGATACTCCTCTTCATCTAGATCTATACTTAAAAATACTTTTACTTTCATGTTGACTCCTAATGAAACTTTACATTAATAACATTGTCGTTTCTGGATTCAACTGTAGCTTTCTCTTCAAGCTTATGTTTTGTTTCTTTCATGGCCTCATTTGTATAGTTATAAAGTATGTCTCTAAAATCTTGTCGTTCTTCCATCAAAGGTATACATGCACTCACAAGTGTTGATACAAACATCAAGTGATCGTAGTCATTTATATCTAAGTTGTTTTCTTCTGTCGTAATTGTTCCTATCTTTAACTCACCTGTCCAAAGACCATCTTCATTTAGTAATGGTGACAAACGAATAATAAAATCATTAGGTTCAAAGTCTATAAATATCTTTTCTTTCATGTTATGCTCTCCTTATTTTTTTTAATGGGAAAGGTATAACACTTTTATCTGCCAGTAGCCATAGTGATAGAGACTCTTTCTTCTTTTCCTTCAACCATGACTCAGGAATAATCCTATCATAGTATAAGAAGTTATGTTTCTCGCACCAACTGGCATACGTACCCTTTGAACCCTTACTTAACTTACGTTTACTGCTCTCAAACACAAAACGTATGTCAAGATTCTTATGTTGCTTTTGTATAGCAAGATGTTTGCGCCTATCTGCAGCCACAAAACGACCTTTAGTTTCTATTATAATACCATTAGGCAGCAGGAAGTCTGGCGTATATGTTCTATACATCAGATCTTCCCACTCTATCTTAAAGCATTCGTATCTAAAGTCTTGTTTTAATTCCTTCAAATGATCAGAGACTTTAATCTCTAGACCACTACGATAACCGTACTTTAAGGCAGCCTTAAACTGCTTTACGTTACGCAATACCTGTCCTAAAAAGACTTGCATACGGGCTTCTATAACTATACCCTAGAGATTTTAGCTCGTCCTGTACAAGTTTGTCTGCTTCGTTGCGTTGCTCTATAGCAGAACGAAGAGCAGCAGTCTTCTGTTCTCTATACTCCTTACGCATTTCTTTTATTTCAGCTTCTTTTGCTTTTATCTCTTCTGCAAGAGTGTCTAAATTATCCAACATACTATTTTCTCCTTTCATCTATAACAGTAGTTTCAGATGGATCATAGTTCTTAAACAGTTTCCAGTATGTTAACAGACTGTTAAACATCTGTAGGTGTTTAGAGTGTGTACTCTTATCCCATCTGTGTGGAACTATTAATCCTGTATCCTTTCTGTCTACGAAAATGGATACTCGTTCTGGATCATCAAAGCCACAGCCTTCAGCGTAAGCTGATAACTGCATACCATGCTCATTAAACACAAGCTTAGATCCTTCTTTACCATCTAGGTTGTCTTTTGTTTTAAAGTCAACAAAGATTCCTGATTCAGAATACAAGTCTATCTTACCACCATAACCTGCGTCAGCACAGAACGAACTCTCTGCTACCCATTCCTCGTTAGGAAATATTTTATCCAAGTATTCTTTTATAATTAAGTAGGGCTTGGTTTCCTTACCACCTGCAAAGCCCTGCTCTATCATAGCATGGATGGTTGTACCCATCTCTGCTGCTTGCTTACCTATACTCTTTGAATGCTCCTTACATCTATAAAAGAATTGATTTGCACTCTCATCATCACGCCTTTTAAGTGTAAGGGCAGAGTTCAGAGCCTGATTTATTTTCCAGTTCTCTAAAGATGGCTTGGCTGCAACACCAAGGATAGTAGTAACAGATGGTACATACCCATGCTTTCTAGCATCCTTCAGATTGGTGTTGCGTTCCTTACCATTGGAGCCTACGATTGTATACGCAGCTTCTCCTTTCTTATCGTACCAGTGTTCAGACCCTGACTCTTTATCCATTATGCAAAGTCCTCTGCGTTAATGTCGATGAACTCTTCTACAGTCTCCTTATCTACTGCTTCATTCTTGTGCATGTTTTCATCCCACGAGTTGGTAATATACCCATTGTAGTTTGCAATCCATGCTAAGAAGTTAGCAAAGGTTTCTTGTGCTAGATCGTCCATATCAAGAGTGTTTGACAAGTCGAGTGCAACAGTTGGTAGATAGAAGCAGTTACCATTAGGTAGCTTTCGTTCCTCTGTAGCAAGTTTAACAGTATGCTGTATGGGTAGACGCTTCATCTTACCTAGCTTGTTAAACACATTCGTACCAAAAGTTTTGAATGCATCTCTGTTCTCTACTTCCCAGATGAATGGTGTAGCTCCTACAGAAACTGATGCACCTGTCTCATCAACAGGGTTCTCTAGTTCTATAGTACCAAACAGTACACGTACACGCTTGATTTGTTTTAGTAACTCCTGCATCTTCTCAGGCAGTGACTTGAAATCCTGTATGTATCCTGCAGGTTTACCACAGTTGAACCCACCATCATTATCTTTTAGATCAACATTCAAGTTGTCAGCCATGATAGTTTTAACATACCTGTTAGGTGTGTCTGCTGTCTTCATAATAAAACGCTTATGCATAAACCTCTGCATGTAAGGTCTTATTGTGGCTGTGTTAGCGTAGTACGTTGGTCCATCTGGTATGTCCAACTTATATGTACCACCACTTACAACTTCTACGTTGACCATTTTACCATTAACTTCTGACCTACCCATGATAGGTGAGTGGTTAATACGCACACGTGCCAGTGCGTCTGCCTTCTCCTTGTTGGAGCCTGTGTCCATTGCCATACCCATAGCTTTCGCCATTGCTGTATAGTCACTGGTATCTACTTTCATTACTTGATTATCCATGTATTAATCTCCTTTGTTTTATACGTTAAGGTTCTAGTTATATCACGCAACATCTTTTGTGTCAAGCCAGTTTGGTCCAATCTTTGCTTCTAATAATAATGGTACATTAAAGTCTATGTTCCATCGCTTATTAAAGATGTTAACGAGGTTGTCGTTAGTTAGTTTTATTATCCTTATTACTCTATCCGTTTCGTCTGGATGCACATCAATTACTATACTGTCATGCACTGTATTTACTACACAACTTTGCATAGAGTTTTTCTGCAATACTTGATCTATGTATAGCAGAGATATGGGTACGATGTCAGCAGTTGCAAAGGATTGAACAGGATAATTCTTTATCTGTGTGAAAAATGTCACACTCCCATTACGCCTACGCTGTACATCAGGGAATGCAAACTCCCTACCAGATGGTATCTTTATCTTTCCTGTAGTCAGTACCTCTGTGGCTAACTTCTTGTGCCAACTTGCAATTCCTGAATACTTCTGATTAAACTGCACGTAGTATGCAGCCTCTGCTTTTGTTCTGCCAAACCCACTCGCACCATACAAAGGTGCAAACGTATGTGCCTTGGCCTCTTGTCTAGACATAGGCTGACCTGCATCACTAATAACTTTAGCTGTATAACTATGTACATCAAAGCCTGTGGATACTTCTTCTATGGCTACCTTGTCCTGACTAAGGAACGCAGCTACACGAAACTCTAGCTGTGCAAAGTCTGCTTCCATTATCTGTCCACCTTCCCATCGTGATACAAATACTTTCTTCACTGGGAATGTACCACCACGAGGCATGTTCTGCATGTTAGGTTCTGTACTTGATAGCCTACCTGTAGCTGTTGTACTCTGACGTAACTTTACGTGTAGCATACCATCAGCTTTTGTGTAGGTAGATATACCCTCGACAAAACTTGAGAGATAAGTATCTAATGCAGACAGTCTACGTACTCTTTGTAGAAACAATACAGCATCATTCAATCCTTTCTCTCGTGCTACTGTCTCTAGTCTTACGAGGTTGTCCTTACCTGTACGAAATCCATTTGCACTAATCCAATCAGAGTTAGGTGCAGTAAACTTTAGACCTGCTATCTTACCTGTATCAGTAAACATGTACCCTGTTGCACTACACTCTAGACACTTGTTTGTTTTAACAAATGGTGTACCATTCTTTCGTGTCTTACGTACCTGCCCTGTGCCTTTACATTTAGTACACTGCTTTGCTTTCTGTTTATACAAGACAGATGAGTTCTTCTTTATTGTAGAACGAAACTCCTGATCATCTGCACGTGGATCAAACGCATTAGCCCACATAGGTTTGTCATGTGGCTGACGACTAAAGATAACCCACGATAATTGTTCTGGGCTATTCAGATTAATAGGTCTGTCACCCATCAAGTCACTTACCTGTACATCAAGTAGGGATAGTAACTCATTCTTCTCAGTTTCAAACTCTTTGCGTACTTCTTCTAGTGCATTCAAGTCTACCTTAAACCCACGTTGATATATACGTGTGAGACTATCAGCTATTCTGTTAGTAAGCTTCACTGTATCTACGAGTCCTGTATCTTCCCCACTCAACTTACAATCTATCTTCTTGAATAGATCCATCGTTGCATGTAAGTCAGCAGACAGGTACTCAGACAACTCATCGTGTGGTATTTCTCTGGTTGTATACCCTTTGTTGAAGTAGTCCTTTAATGTACCCATCTTCTGTGTTTCACAGTTGTATCTCTCAGCCAAGTAGTCAAGGCTAAGAGGTTCCTTCTGTCCACGTTGTAGTATGTAAGCACCAAGCATAGTATCAAACACCTCACCAGTATAGGTGAAACCTGACTCCCACAACCATATAAGATCATGGGCTGCATTATGCATCACCAAGAGGTGTGTATCATCCAGAATGTTCTGGACAATACGACCACCCTCAGTAGTAGGTTGCTGCTCACTATGGTCAAAGGTAACTATTTTTTGCTCAGAACCTGATGGCCCTTGGCATAACATACCCACCATAGTAAGAGAGTTCTCTGCCTCAAATGGATCAAGCATAAGCTTACCATTACGTTTCAGAGTTGTGTTCTCTACGTCTAGTACTGTTACATGTTTCATTTCATTTCCTCTATCTTTACTACAATATAGCTATCAAGTATTTCTCGCACCATTTGTGGGCCATGAGCAAACAAAGTTATACTTTCTGTGTCATGCTCTGCATTGATCTCATACTCCACGTAGTACTTAATTCTTGGTGCTTTTAACATCATCGTCTGATATACCTTCTATCATATTTATTGCATCCTGTACAGACATATTAAACCACTCACCTGATTGAATAAAAGATTTACCAGCCAACACATGTGCTTTACTCTCAGCTTTTCTTCTATCATTAAAGTTTCTGCTAAACTCTAGCTTGTAGCTTCTATGAGGGTCACCAGTTTGGTATCCCTTTAGTCTATCTTCAGAATCAACAGCCATACCTATCTTAACCCAGTCAGGAAACGCAGGGTTTGTAATTACATACACTTCCCCTTGTGTACTATTTTCATAGTTTACTAAGGATGAGAACGCAGCATCACCAAAACTTTTATATCTCCCTTCTTTATATAGTGGGTGATGTCTTGATATGTATTTACCATCCACCCACATTTGGGCATCATTACGTTTTTTATTGGCTTCTGGATTGTCTTTGTAATAAAAAGGCTTTCCTGTTTTAGGGTTTATTAAACCTAGTTTTGTATTGTAAGTCATAAATTACTCCTTATATTAATTAAAATTAAACTACTAGACTTCATATCGTGCTGTCTTATAGTTGAGTTCACAATGAACTATACCGTGCCACCCTGATAGTTTATTCTTTACTACGTTTAGGTGACGCTGAGTATCCTCTTCATCCTGCCCTTCGACAGGTGGATTCTTAGCTATGAGTAACATGAGATCAGCTTCAGCAGCTTTACCTGTACGTGACCCTTCCATCATAGCCTGATTCAATACAACTTTATTCTCTGCATCAGCAGATAGCTGTGACATATAAAAGATAGCACAACTATGTTGCTTGGCTATCTGTCGTGCATGTATTGCATTTGCCTTGAGTGCTTCATCTGCTCTGGCAAACCCTTGTGTCCTAGCAAACTTATCACCCATGTCTAGTATAACTACATCAGGCTTGTAAGATTTACATACACTCTCAACCCATGCCATGTCTCTACTGGTAGAGTCCTTGATCTTTATGTTACTACTGATCGTAGAGTATATGTCACGTGCCTTGCTTGGATTAGTTTTAATCTCTTGCATGGTCATACCTGTAGCTGCTGTTAAATATCTAGCACCCACACGATGTGAACCTTCTTCATTACACAACACAATACACTTGGCTCCTTGCTGTGCAAAACCATTTGGCCCTGCCACTAAGCTTGCATGGAACGATGTCTTACCTGTGTTAGGTCTAGCACCTATCTCAATCAAGTGTCCTTCATTCACACCTTCTATCTTACGTGTGAGTGTAGGTATGTTGAACACCCATCGTGCTTCCAGATCATTCTTGGCAAGCAGTGTCTCAATGTCCATGTCATCCCACTCAATGTTTAAGTCAGGTGTAAAGTCATCACCATACTGCTCAAGTATATTACGTATAGGCTCAAGCGTAGCCTTTGTACCATTGACATAATCAAAGCCAATATTTGCTATCTCTTCTCCTATCACCTGTTGGAATAACTTAGACAACACTTCCTGTGCTACGTCATTACCCATAGGTGCTTCTTTCTTTATCTGATTAAACAAAGATGAGTATGCTTGTTTCTGTGCTGTCGTTAGCTGTGCATTACTGGACATAAACAATGCCTCAATCTCAGCAGGTGTAACAGTACGCTCGTATCTTTCCATCGCTAGGTCTATTGATGCCTTGATCTTGCGTACATCTTTGCTGAACAAACGATCTGGGCAACGTGCGCCACGATGATCGTCATAGAAACCTCTGTCCATAAGGCTACGTATTAATGATAGTTCCATGTTTTATTCTCCTAATGCTGTAAGGTTTTGAATGTCGTTAGGATTACGGTATTTCAAATCATCTGTTAATTTTAAGGCACGAACTGTTGGTACATGCCCTCTTAGTTCTTTCGTAAACTGTAGCGTCTTGGGTAGTGCGTCAGGGTCTAGTGCTACAATGGCTGTTGAGAACTGCGATAAGAACCTCTTGTGTGCTTCTGATAGTGACGTACCCAACACAGCGACCCCAACATATACATCACTACCTACAATCGCAGCACTTATGCAGTCCTCAACAACTACAGCGACACTACCACACCCATATGAGTAGGGCAAGTCGCTCTTACCATATCGTTTCCATTTTGGTAGTCTATGTGTGATACTTCTGCCACTAGCATCTACCATCACACCTGATTTAACCACAGGAAATACGACACGGCTCTCCTTTACATCATACAACAGGCCCAGTCTATCAGGATCTAAATCCCATTGGTTACAGAACGTACCTATTGCTGTGTTATCTCTTACTAACCACTCAGGTTTACTGAATGGAATCTCTTTTGTTTCTTCAGCTACATGTCCAAGAGACTTACGTATATCATCACTTGTTAAGTGTACACGTGTACCCCCTGAGTACTTGCAACTTGCCTTATAACAATTCCACATGATTGATCCCATGTTATTAGTGATAGTAAAAGTTTTGTACCCATTACAAGCAGGGCAAGTCATTCTTCTTGTCTCACCATTTACAAGTGATAGATCATTTATAATATTATTTATATTCATATGTATCACTTTCTTTGTTACAACTTGTTGTTGATTGTAAGCTATCTGATCTTTGTGTCAATGCAGAATTTGCACTGGCATATGTATGTTTCATGTAGGGTTGCACAGAAGACACATGTGTATGCCCAGTCACTGACATAACTTGTGGCAATGGTACTCCTGCGTCCACCATTTGTGTAACTCCTGTCCTTCTCAAGTCCATTAGACGTAGGTTCTCAGACAGCGTAGCCTCACGCATGATAGCCCTTCCATTTTTAGATAGTCGCTGCAAGGTATAAGGTTCAAACCCACCTTGTATGGGCTTGGGATGAGGTGCTACGTACCTTTGAAAGCCAAAGTCTTTGTGCTGATCCTGTAACATGTCCATTAAGTCCTCTGATATGGGCAGAAATACCTCTGCTCTACGCTTACTTTGTTCAAGGTGTAACCTCTGTGTATCGAAGTTAATATCCGTCCATTCAAGGGTACGCATGTCACCCAATCTTTGACACCACTCGTATGCCATTTGTATAATCAGTCCTATGTTTCGTGTCTCAAAGTTAGCATAGGCTACATCAAGAAACTTAACGACATCTTCTGCTGTCCATACAACTGTTCTCTTCTTAGATGCCTTACGTTTTATATTACTAAATGGATTTAAGATAGCGTGTTCCATCTCAATCGCATAGTTAAACACACGTGATGAGCAGGTTGCAATGTGATTAGCAAAGCTTACACCACGCTTGACCCAGTCTTCATACACACCCTTGGCAACCTTTGGTGTTATCTTTTTATATTTAACTGTGCCAATTTTGTCACACACTATACTCAAGAAGTATTTATAATCCACCTTAGTTGTATCACGTAACATATTGAAATCATTAGACATATAATAATACTCAACCAGATCGTTGAATGTACTACCATTTGTGATCACTAACACCTGTGACTGTATGTCACGCCAGTTATCAATGGCTTCATTGTCTTTGCGAACAAGTCTACGCACCTGTTGCAGGTCAGTGCCAAAAGTTTTTCTGATCACTACACCTGCGTCAACTAGGTTTTGTGGTGGATTAAATCTGTACTCACCAGTGTCTCGTTTCTGCACATATCTAGGCAGCTTTAACATGTAACGCCCTCGCTTCCTTTAAGTTAAGTTTTATTTGTTTCTTTAGTTTAGGACAAGAGTATGCACCCTTTTCTAAGTTTTGTTCCTTCGTTAGTATCTGCAGATTACCTGACCAGTGTGGTCCACCATCTGACAGAGGAACCATGTGATCCACGTGTCGTTCAATCCCATCTGCCTTGGCTAACAAACGACTGAGTAGATAGACTGTATAAACTCTTCTCTTCTCAACAGGACATTTCCTTAACCAAGCAGGTATGGCACGTATCTTTCTAGCCCTACGAGTTGCCATATGTTGTAGTACTAAAGCAGAATTATTTTTTCTCCACTCTGTTTTAATCTTTTGTATTTTTTCTTTATTCTTTTTCCAGTACTGTTTCTTTCTTTCTTTAATTTTTTCAATATTCTTTTGGTAATACTCTTTTTCATACGCTTGCATTTTTTCTTTATTCTTTTGGCGATACTTTTTCTTTTTTTCTGTATTTTTGTAATACCACTCTTTGTTACACTCAAGAATTTTTTCTTTATTCTTGAGGTAGTACGCACGATGATACGCACGTACCTGCTCTGGGTCATTCCAATCCATTAAGCATACTCTCTTAGGTTCTCTACGTTATCCCATAGAGGTGTACTAATCCACTTGGATACCTCTTGCTCACGAGAGAACATACTCACAGCCTGTGTATCATTACCTGTATTACGTAGGCTGAATCCATTACGCTCATCAGCATAGGAAGCATAGTTAGTGAAGGCACTATACAATGCAAACTTATTGTGACCACGTACACTTGCCTCTTGCATGTACAACTCATACATCTTCTTAGCTTTACGCTCTGACTTGGTGATGTCCTCAAGCAATTTGTGTACACTTACATAAGTAAAGTCTGTGTCTGCCCATGTCTGTAGTCTCTTACCCTGTAGGTTAAAGTCTGTCTTAGCTTTAGACAACTCATGCTGAAAGCCTGACAGTGTGAAGCCTGATGTATTCTTCTTACGTACCTTGTCGTAATCACCAGTGATCATACCATTAGTACAGAAGAAATCTATAGCACCAAACCATGTAGCAGGTGAAGCAGTACCATCTATACCATGCACAGCTATTAGTCTCTGTGCTATTTCAGTAGTATGTTTAGTTGTATGAATAGTTGTCTTGATCTTAGGTAATGTAACATCAAGCATAGTCCATCCATTGTTACGTGCTGACTTAAAGTTTACACTCGCATCCTCTAGGTCAGAGGCAGGTAGGTCATTGGACATTACATCCCATACACTACGATAGAAATCACCATGACTTCTAGCTGTAGCACCTTCACCTATGATTGCAATAGGCTCACCTGTCTGCATGTTGATGACATACTTCTTATCTGCAACTCTGGTAGGTTCAAACTCTACATCAAAGTCTAGGTCATATGGTACGTCTAGTTCTTTTGTTAAATCAAATGGCATTATATATTCTCCTTTATATTAATATTCTGTTTTAACTGTAAGACTCACATTAATTTTATTATATGGGTCTCGTTCGGTGGCAAACTTCATTAGTTCATACAATTCACCTAGATCATAAACACTTACCTCAGATATGTGTACTTTCTCAGTCACTACAGGTGTCTTTAACTTTTTATGCTTACCTGTTTTCTGGTTGTACTCTGAGTCTTTAGTGTGAACTGTCCACATTTTTACATCATTATAACATATCATTTTATCTATTCTCCTTTGTTATGGCAACTGTGCCTTTGTTATATCACTACTTTATAATACAAGATAGCAATAAATTTCTTTTGTTATATCTGTGTTGTTACTATGCAACAGCTTGCAACCACTCAGGCATAGCTCTGTTCTTGTTCCATCTAGCGAAGCCCATCTTATCACGTTTGTAGAATGCACGATAGGCTTCAACAGGATAGTTCTCCTCTGTCTTACAGTCATCATGCCCACTGAAACACTGAGGGTGTGGTGTCAATGCACCTTCAGGTATATACTTTGTACCTTTGAACAAAGCAAGGGCGTGTTTACCTGCACCATGATTCTTACCATACCTGTGGGTATATTCATTCAACATACTTTGGTAGGTCAGCCAAGCAAAAGCATAGTTAGCTCGTGTTTCCATTGCCCATAGTGTACATGGGTGCTTCTGATGTACTGGTTTGTACAACTCATTCTCCTCTGCATACTCTGGTGCATGATGCCACAGGCTAGTGCATAACATCTGTGCTTCTTCTAGTGGCATCTTCACTACGTGTTGGTCACACAACGCTTTAGCTATAGCGTCAGGGTGGTAGTCTATTATAAATCTATTCATCATCGTCCTCCTCTATTTCTACTATTTCAATAATGTCTTCGTCATATCCCCCTTCATAGGTTTTCCAATAACCTTGTTCTTGAGCTTCATAATATGCTTCATCATAATTCTTTGCATTAACTTTAGCTACCTCAGTAGCCATATAACTTCTTGTCACTTCGTATCTAGGCATCTTCATACTCCTTTGTTGGCATACCAATTTTTCTTTTTAGTTCCATTTCCCATTCATTGTTATCCTCTTTCCAAACTCTAACTATAACTTCATTCCTGTTGTTCTTTAAGAATTGAAAGTTGACACCATTCAAGTCACTGCCTTCATCAGTTAGTAGTCCAACACAACAATCATATAGCCATTGTCTATCAATCCCATCATCATAATCTTCAATTTGATAATTTATCAGCATTTGTTATCCTCCTATTGTGCTTGTTACTTTTTCTGTTGCTTCTTCTGACAGGTTAGTAAAGGTAATTGTCATCTCGTCATCATCCCAGATATCCTCGTTTACTTTCCAGTAATCAACACCTGTGTCAAATGTGAGTCTGTACAAAGCACGTAGTAGTTCTGATCTAGTCATCCTGTTAATTCCTTTACTAAAAAGTATAGTGTTACTAAAGCTGCTACTACTAGTATTGTCATTAGTTTTCTATATGTTAGTTTCATTTTGATACTCCTCTCTTGGATAATATACGTCCACAATGCTGTTACATTTAGGACAGGACAGGTTAGTAACCATGATGTAGTTTTCTTCATCTTCTAAATCGTGGTCACCACCCCAGATTAATTCAGTTTGACAATGCCAACAGTTCATTCATCTATCTCCTATAATTTTGTAACCACGTATTTAATAAGATATCTTTTGTTTCAAAGTCGTGATACTTAGCACCAAGGTAATCTTCTAAAATGGTTATCTGATCTTGGATATGCTCTATATCTTTTTGATACTCCAATACTGTCCTGTCAGTGTCATCTAATAAACACGCAATAGATATACTTGCCTCACGCACTGCCTCTAATACTTCTTTGTCTACAGCCCTAGTCATCTTAGATACTCCTCCTCTAGTTGTTCAATTACATTTTCAATACAATCACCAATGGTAAACATACTACCATCGTTATCCTTTGGTTGGTTGTATAACTTAGTTTGTTTTACCTGACGTTGGATGTCGTACAGATCACACAAGATATCTTCTTTATTCATCTTGATACTCCTCTTTGAGTTGTTCTAATACACGTATAGCTGTATGAATATGTCCTGTTCCACGATCTCGTATCTTCGTAGATAGCACAGAGATTATATTCTCAATAGCTGTTATGTCTTGTAAACGTATACGCTCAATCTGATCGTGTAAAGTGTTTGCATATTCCATATCTGTTTTCATATCTTATCCTTACATTATTACTGGTGGTGTACTGTGTATGTAGTCATAGCCTTCGTACTCTTCTGACTCAAAGTCTTTAGAAAAGAGTAACTCTACCTTAGAGTGAGGGCTACCATGCTTGATCAGAAGCATAGCAAACTCTACTGCTGTCTTCCAATCATGTACATCAGGGTATGTATCATCACACTCTATAAGTTTCTCTACTCCATCGACTAGTAAGCCTACTTCATATCTATGTACTGTCATCTTTTATCTCCTTGATTGTTATGCACTTAGACAACGTGCCAAACTCTTTGTACTGCGATGCTGAATACGCAGACAAGTTCTCAACATATCTATATAACTCATAAGGTGAGCCACTATCTACTAGCACACCTTCAGCTTTGAATGTTATATTATATTTAGGTATTGTATTTCTCCACTACAAGGTCCAACGTTGGACTATTAAATTAACCTGACAAACCATAAGTTATCAGCATGAATGAATATGCTATGGCACATAGCGCAAGCACACCCAAGAAATCTTTGAAGTTATGGCGCACTGATAAACATACCAAATTGTATGCCAAGTAAACAAGCAACAACAATAACTTCTATCACTATAATTGCATATAATATTTTAAGAAACATTTGTATTCTCCAGTGTGTATGCTATCCCCACACTACATGAGGATAGCTATTGAAATTAACTTACAGCTCTGCTGATAAATCTACCATCAACATCACGTGAAACTGAGAAGTAACCATTGTTCTTACAGAACCTGCCCTTCTGTCCATACCTGTTAGTGGTAGCTCTGAACAGTAGGTTTTTCCAACCAATAGGGTTACGTGTTACAGTTACTTTAGTTTCATTATGTATAATAAGTTTTTTCATGTTTAGCTCCTCGCTATTTGATTAAGTTTAAGTTTAGTCTTACGTGCTAATGCACGCTCTCTCTTCCAAGTGTCACGTTTAGGTTTTGGTTGTCCAACATTGGACACCTTCACGATCTTCTCAAAATTCTTCATTACGTATCGCATTTCTTTTACTCACTCCTCTGCTATACTTAGCACCCTTGCCACGCTTTGGTGCTACAACTTGTGGTGACTTCCTGTCCTGTAACATAGCCTTTGCCACAGGATTTACAAGCCCTTGTTTAATTTTCTTTTTCATAACTGTGTCCTTTCTACCACACTACGTTACCACCACCAATGTATTTACTATCAGTGTCTCCATCTATTACGAACCCACTAGTGTCCTTCTTTGCCCTTCCCTTGGCATATAATGCACCTGCCATACCCTTTGGGTCAAGAAAACGTAGGTCGTCTTTGTCCATAGAGAATGTTCTGAAGCCATATCTACCTCGACCATTGGCATATATTCTCTCAAAGTAATCAGGAATATTCTCCTCATCACGAAATACCACAGCCATACTTGTACCTGTCTCGCATACAGCCTTCATTACATCATCAGCATACTGTGGGTTTGCTTCACTATATGACAACGTCAAGTGATAGTTCTTTGGTAATTTCTTGTATGCACGCTTGATGATCTTTGTGTAATCATAGAACTGTATGTCAGGAAACTCCTCAATAATCCCATAGTTCTCCCATTGTATATCACTTGTACCATTCAACCTAACACAAGGCTGTATCTCTTTATCAAAACATCTACGCTGAAACGTAGTCAAATCTTGACGTAGCATATCCAAAAACAACGGCTTGTCCTTCAACCAAACACGTGTCTTACGTAGTCTAGCAGACTGTACATTAGACATAACACCACGACCAGCAGTATACAAACAGCCTTCGTGACAGGATGCCATCTTTGCCATAGGGCAAATGTTATGTGTCTTACCCTCAAAAATAGTCTTCCAAGGTGTAAGATATGTAATGGCTGTAAGATATTCTGAGCCATCACCTTTGACTGTCTTGGCGTTAGTGCCAACTCCTATTAGATTATATGACATATGTAGTCTCCAAAAGTGTCCAACATTGGACTGTTTAAAGTTGTTGTGTTTTTACAGTAATAGTAAAACCTTGTCTTTTCAATTCCCTCAGTAAGGCAGGTGGTAAAACACTAGTACCATGTATCTTACAAAAGAATGTACTCCACTCACAATCAGGATAGTAATCCTGTCTACCAAAATTGTTTTGGGGTCTTACAAATAATTCTTCATCTACAAATAACATTTTATTTCCCTTCATCATGGTCCAACATTGGACCTTCTTCTAGCTCGTCTTCAAGCTCTGCTTGCTCTTGAAAATAGGCTATATCAGAATCTCTCTCTGCCTGATCATTTTTTCTAGCCCAAGCTCTTTCACCTTCGTCAAATTCTATAGTCATTTTGTATCCTTTCAAATGGTCCAACATTGGACTATGTTAAGTTATATAAACACTTTTACTAAAGTTTCAAGTGTTTATAATAACATAAAAGAAAGTGACTGCCGTTAAGCAGCCTTCCTTTCTTCGATAGTTTTGTTCATGGTGTCATTATGTTTAAGAAGATCAATCAACTCTGAGATCTCTATTTTATTGTTCTTACAAACAATTCCTAATGCTTTAGCTAAAGCAAACTTATCAATTACCATGTCCTTTTTAATGGTAGGATTTGATGGTCCAACATTGGACTTTCCATCAGTCTCACTCTTTGTAGACTCTACATCTGTCTGAGGCGTAGTGTCATCAGACTTGTCAGCTTTTTTCATGGCAAACTGAAGAGCTGTAAGACTGGTAAAACCTTTCTTTGAGGTTTTTATGAAAGCTCTGCATTTGTCTTCATTAGTGACAAACCATAAAGCTTCAGCTCTTCGTCGTTCTCTGAGAAGATCAGAGGAAACTTTATTTGAGTTTGAACGAAGTCTCAGATTTTGCATCAGCTTTCCAAGCCGTGTGTCAAATCCATCAGACCTAGTGTCAGCTTTAAATTGCTTTTTGTCTTTGGCCTGTTTTTGATTCCAAAGATCACGAAGCTCTTTTCCTTCATTGATGTCTGAAGATGGTGCTGAAGTTTTTACTGAATTTTCCATTTGCTTTCCTTTATACTTAATTATCATTTTATAAGAGAATTTATATCTCTCACTAGAGTTCGAGATAAAATTATCGTTAAAATGTAAATAATTAAGATATAGTTTGCTGAAGCTGTCTCTCGTATGATCCTCTGTCCAAGCCGTTTCACGGGTGACTGCAAAAAATATTGACATATATTTTTGAAGTACATGCGCTAAACTCACGAGGCTTGGTGGTTTGGCTGTGGTATTTCAGCAACACTATCTATTATGATCGAATAGGTCTTCGACATAGTGGGTAGGGTTAGCATCGACCCTTCAACACACTCTTAGTGTGACAAATTGGCAACAACCTCACACTCTTAGTGTGGCAACTGACTGAGTAACAGTTGTAAACAACTGGTAAGCCATTGTTTTCACTCAATCTTTCTCACCTTTGGTGAAAGTTAGCTGAGAAGAAGCTCCCACCATTGCCATGACACGCAAGGTAAGGCGCAATTGCGTCAGTGGAGTGACCCCGTGCAGGGGGCAAAGGGGGGTATACGTTATATATATACATATAAACACACAGATCAGGTATTTTCACTGTTAACCACTTTACGTACTCACAGAACCCCACACATTATGGAAGCTTATTTATCACTATTTGTATAATAATATATTTTTAGGGTTGACATGATATTCAATATGTGTAAAACTAAGGATACTAACTAACTAACCACTTAAAGTGATTCACTTAAAAAGATTATTAATTAAACTTTAATAACATTTAAATGATTAATCATTAAAAACGCCATACACTATTAATGTAACACTTAAATGTTACACTTAACTGGTCTATGGTATAAACCTATTTGTACAATTAATTTAAATAAGTATTGACAATGCCTAAAAAATCTGTAAAACTATACACAGATAATGTTTTAGAAGAGTTCTATAACCACACAGTACGTGGATCACTAGAGAATCTTCATATACCCCACAGTGATGTCTTCTATGTAAGAGAAGCCGTACAAAACCACTATGGTAGACCTTTCACTTTAAAGCACGTAGAAGAAGCTATGATTGCTGAGGGGTGGATTGATGGAAAGACCAAGGAGTAATTCAATGAAATACATTTGGGATACAGTAAAAGAAAATAAATTACTAATCATTGCAGCTATTGTAATTGCAATATTAGCGTATAACTCAGTGTTTGGGTAAATGCCCCGTATACTGTCCTACATACTGGTAACACTACTTGTAACAGCTTGTAGTATGGCCTATGCAGCAGACAGTAACACTGTATCTAGCACTGTGGTGACAGATAAAGCCCCACCAACGGCCTCTGCACCCTCAGTGGTAGTAAATAACTCAGATATCTGTAAGTCAGGCGCAGCAGCCAGCGTACAAACGCAGGTGCTAGGGGTCGCTACAGGTATAACAATTACAGATGAGAACTGTGAGCGTATAAAGCTTGCACGTTCTCTCTATGGTATGGGAATGAAGGTAGCTGCAGTGTCCACCCTCTGCAGAGACTACCGTGTCTTTGATGCAATGTGGATGTCTGGTACGCCCTGCCCCTTCATGGGTAAGATAGGGAACGAAGCCAAGACTGCATGGGAAAACAATTTAGATGTTATGCCTGAAGATTCAGAGATACGGTTAAAGGAAGAAGAAAAACAAGCAGCTTTAGTATTAGCACAGAAACATAAACGAGATAATGAGAAGCTTGCCTTAATAGAAAAAGAAAAACAAGACAGACAAGCTAAACTAGATCAAGCTAGAGCAGATAGAAAGAAAGAAAAGGAAGCTAAGAAGAAAGCTAAGAAAGAAAAAAGGGCAAACAATGAAGATAAGAAATATCTGTGGTTTAAGCCTCTTGGCACTGTCCTTATGCTACTCCTTATCTAAGGCAGAAGAGGTATGCCCATCAGGAACGGTGGGTCTTTGTGATCCTACAGTACTAGAAACAATAGTAGAGACTGTAGATGTAACGACTCAAAACGATGGACAAGGAACTTTAACGACCACCGTAACAACAACTGTAACAACTACAGACACTGTAACAAACGAAGACTCAGGTAACCTTATATCATCTGACTCTACTTATGTATCATCTAGCAAACAAGGTGATATGGATACAGATTGGGGTGGTCAAGGCCCAGCAAGTATGCCCAGCGGTAGTTCGTGTGGTAGTTTAGGCACAGATAAGTGTGCCATGATAACTGGGAGTGGTAACTCAACATCCACAATGGGTGTACCTAACATGGGTACTACTTTTAAACAAACGATAAATATATCTAGTCTAAATATAACAAAAGGTGGAAAGACAACCTATACCATAAAAGTAGATAAGCAAGATGCTAGTGATAGTATCTACATGCATATTACAGGTAAAAATGGAAACACCACTTCTTTTGCAGGAACAGACATACTATCAGCAGCAGGTACAGCAAGCGGATATGCAGAGTACTCTGGTGGTTTTGACTTTGCTGACTCTCTTACTTCTCTTATCGTTGAAATAGGGGGCAGAGATATCAACTTGGCTGTAGGGCCAATGTTTGACGATGTGACGATCAATGTGTTGTATAACGTAGTCAGTCAGATTGTATTGCAGTCAATAACGACAGTTGAACAATACGTACTACAGAATGATGGTGCTAGTGAAACAGAGATAGAAATAGTAAAAGATATCTTTGATAATAACATACCAGTAGAACAACCAGATGGTAACTTAGACTTTGAGCCAATAGATGGGGGAGACACAAACGAAGATTCATATGAATCCGTAGAACTAGAACTAGAGCTAGAGTTTGAAATGGATTTTGAGATGGACTTAGAAATGCCAGATATGGATCTAGAGTTTGATATGCCAGACATGACAATGGAAGCTCCAGTAACTGCAGTAGATGTAGAAATGGAAATGGACATAGAAGTTGTAGAAGTAACAGAAGCACCAGTAGAAGAAATAGAAGTGGCAGCAGTAGAGCCTGAACCAGCAGAGAGTACTCCTGAACCAGAGCCACAAAAAGAAACAGTAGAAACAGAACCTGAGTCACAGCCAGAACCTGAAACGCAAGACGAACCAGAAGCAGAGACTCAGGAAGAAGAAGTAAAGGAAGAGCCTAAAAAAGAAGAGGCTAAACCTGAACCTAAGAAAGAAGAAACAAAAAAGCCTGTAACAAAAGTAGCAAAAAAGAAAGTTGCTAAACCTAAAACTAAAGCACAGAAAAAAGAAGCTAAAGAAAAAGCAGGTAGTAAGATCGTTAAGAAGATGGGTGACAAAGGCAGATATGATTCTGCTAATCAATTAAAGACACTCATTGTAATGCAGGTATTAGGAGACACCAAGGAGTTCTTTTCAGCACAAAAGATGTTGCCAGATATTCAAGGTTTCTTTACAAGTGGGGTCGTACCTGATGCAGAAATAAAAGATAATAACTTTGCGTCTTTTATGTTAACAGGAAAATCTCATGTAAATATGAATGCATTAATTGATTTGCAATATAAATAAAAGGAAATAGATTAGCATGGCTGTTAAAAAGAAATCAACGGTAAACAAGGCTGGTAATTATACAAAACCTACCATGCGTAAAAGACTTTTTAATAGTGTAAAAGCCGGAAGTAAAGGTGGAAAGGCAGGTCAATGGTCTGCCCGTAAAGCCCAACTTCTTGCTAAAAAATATAAAGCTGCAGGTGGTGGGTACAAGTAGTGGCCTTAAAACCGAGTCAGAAAAGTCTTAAATCGTGGACTAAACAAAAGTGGCGTACTAAAAGTGGTAAGCCATCAAGCAAGACAGGTGAACGCTACTTACCTACTAGTGCAATTAAATCTTTGTCTAGTAGTGAGTACGCTGCAACCACACGTAAGAAACGAGAAGATACTAAAAAAGGTAAACAGTTTAGCAGACAGCCACAGGGTGTAGCTAAAAAGACCAAACGGTATAGGAAAGTATAATATGTCTAAGAAATTAGAGAATGGCTCTAAATACGCTATTGCTGACACAGATGGTGATGGCGTTATTACAGACGAAGAAATGGACCGCCATGAACGGTGGGTGCGTTTAGAAAACGAAGACAAACTTATGGATACACAACGCATAATGGCGTGGTTAGCTATGGCTACAAGTATTCTTACTGTTGTACTACTATTGACACCAATCATAAATACTGCTAGAATGGAAAGTGCTTCAGGATTCTTAAATACTTTTCTTGTAGCTCAAATGGGGGTTGTCTTAGGTTTTATGGGAGCAACAGCTTTAAGTAAAACCAAGACACACTAGTTAGGATAATACATGGCAGAAGTAGAAATAGGTGGAGCTAAAATTACAGGTGGTAAACTGTTTTGGGCTTTACCGTTATTAGGAGCATTAGGCTCTGGTGCATGGGGTGGATTTACTTTGTACCAAGAATTTTTAGACTTACGTGAAGCTACAGAAAACTATGTATCGCCTGATTTGTCTCATATAGATAATCACATTACTATGGTAGAAGGTGAGTTAGGTATTATAGGTGCGGAGTTTAAAGCCCTCAAAGAAGTAGATGCTGCAACTGGAGCAGTTATACGAGAGCAGATCAACTCAGTTAAAGCTATATCTGCTCAACTACAAACAGATCTACATGATCTACGAATGGATCTTAACCAAGATACAGCAGAGACAAACAACGCTATTGAAGTTAAGTCAGACAAGATAAACGCTAATATAGATAAACAAGAAGCACGTTTAGAAAAACAAGACTCTCGTAATCGTCAGAACATAGAAGATGTACGAGGCGTTATTAATACATTTGAACTACGGTTTGAATCTACTATCAGTTCTTTTGAAGAACGTATGGATGCTAAGATGTCTAAGCTAGATCAAAAGCTTGATAACTTAGAATCAGCACTAGATAAAAAGATACAACGTGCAATAGATAACCCACTGGCAGGAAATTAAATGGTAGAGTATAGAGGTGAAAAATTTTCAGGGTACAACAAACCTAAACGTACACCTAAACATTCAAGTAAATCCCATGTAGTACTAGCCAAAGAAGGTAGTACAATTAAAATGATACGCTTTGGTGAACAAGGCGCAAGCACAGCAGGTAAGCCTAAAGCAGGTGAGTCTGCCCGTATGAAGGCTAAACGTAAAAGTTTTAAAGCACGACACGGTAGGAATATAGCCAAGGGCAAGCTGAGTGCTGCGTATTGGGCTAATAAAGTCAAATGGTAAAGGATATCAAGCAATGGCTCCAAAAAAAGATTTAATAGAAGCTGCAGCAAAACTTTTAAAAGGCGGTGGAAAAAAAGGTAGTAGAGGAATTTCAGGTCCATCTATGACCTCTAAACAATATGGACAAAAACAAAGAGAATTACAAAATGTAATAAATACATCAAAGTCAGCTAGTTTAGTAGCAGCAGCTAAAAAAACACTTGCGGCTTTAGATAGAAAGTTTTCAAGGGAAAAACTTAGTTCTGATGCAAAAAGATCAGGATCTAAAAAAGTAACTTTAGGTAGTATGCGTAAAGGTAAAGCAGACAAAGACTTTAACAAAGGTGGTATGCCTAAAAAAGATCATGGTAAATCTGGATCATATGGTAAAGCATATATGAAAGGTGGAATGGCTACAGACATGCGTAAGACAGGAATGTTCAAGGGTGGATACTCCACTAAGAAAAAATAATGTGGACACCGTTAGTACTTATGTGTTCTATGTATGTAACCACAGATTGTGCAACATACGGTGGACCAATATTTAAAACGGAAGCTGCATGTTATCAAGGAATGGAAGATATAGGATTACCCTATTTAAGACAAAAGTTTCCTAGTCATATTGCACGTGCTAAAAAGTGTGTGTACTGGGATGTGAAAGACAAAATAGATACTTAATTAGAAAGGATAGACAATGGATAAAATGAAATCGTCAATCGCAAGTATAACAGAAATGGGCATTGCTCTTATTACACTATCAATAGTAGCATCAGTACTTGTAGGACCAAGCAACTTAATTTTTCTTGGTAATGCAGTAGGAAATATTATTGACCTAGTTGAAAATCTAGGAAGTTCAGGACTTGCTGGACTCATTGTTGCAGGGATTGTACTACACCTATTTGGGTGGTGCGGTTTTTGTGATTGCAAAAAGAAGTAAAATGCATAACGGACTTGCAAACTTAGCTGTTTTATGTTATAACTAGATATGATATAACTCCTATTATATAAGTCAGAACAATTGACTTAAACATAAAAGGAGAAAGATATGTTTAAAAGATTATGGAATAAAGCAGTTAAATTGCAAGAACGTAGAGCAAACTATTGGAAACTAAAAAATATGACAGATAGAGAACTCAGAGATATTGGTGTTTCTCGCTACGATATTGAAAGGGGATTAATATGCCGGGAATGAAGAAAAAACCTGCTTCTAGTCAAAAAGGGCTTAAAAAGTTACCTACTGCTGTACGTAACAAGATGGGCTACATGAAAGCTGGGGGTATGGCTAAGAAAAAAATGATGGGTGGCGGCATGGCTAAAAAGAAACCTACAACAAAAATGATGTATGGTGGAATGGCTAAGAAAAAGAAATAATGTTAGCTCAACTTATATCACCTGTCACTGGTCTTCTCGACAAGTTTATTGAAGATAAAGACCAAAAGAATGCTCTCGCTCACGAGATAAGCACGATGGCTGAACGCCATGCTCAGGAACTAGCTATGTCTCAGATTAAAGTTAATCAAGAAGAGGCAAAGTCTGGTTCCTTATTTATTGGTGGGTGGAGACCTTTTGTAGGTTGGATCTGTGGAATTGCGTTACTATATCACTTTATCTTACAGCCTTGTATCTTATTCTTTGCTACAATGTTTGGAGCTACACTACCACCACTACCTGCATTTGATATGGGTAGTCTTATGACTGTTCTTATGGGTATGCTAGGATTGGGCGGTTTACGTAGCTATGAAAAGAGCAAAGGCATTGCTAAAAAATGAGTGAAGCAAACTTTTCTAAATGTTTAGATATGCTCTTACATCACGAAGGTGGCTTTGTAAATCATCCTGACGATCCGGGTGGTATGACAAATTTAGGTGTTACAAAAGCTGTATATGAAAAGTACATCAAACGTAATGCTACTGAAGCTGAAATGAGAGCTTTAACAAAAACAGAAGTATCTCCAATATATAAAACTAACTATTGGGATAGAGGAAAATGTGATGATTTACCTAGTGGAGTGGATTGGTCTGTTTTTGATTGGGGCGTTAATAGTGGCATGGGCAGGGCAGCAAAAGCGTTGCAGTTTATTGTTGGCTCTACTGTTGATGGTGGCATTGGCCCTAACACACTAAGAGATGTAGCTAAACATAAACCACATGACATTATAGTAGAGATGCATCAAGCACGACAAAAGTTTTACGAAGGACTATCTACTTTTTCTACCTTTGGTAGAGGATGGTCACGTAGAAACAATGAGACATTAGAAACAGCATTAGAAATGGCAGGAGAATAATATGGCAAAAGGCGTACAACATTATTATAAGGACGGTAGGAAGTTTAATGGGAACACTCATAAAATGCCTAATGGATCTTTACACACAGGTAAGACACATACTAAAGGTTCTAAAGTTGTGGTTCATTTTAAAGATCTTTCAGCAACAGCAAAAAAACGAGCAAAAAGTACCTAGATATTTAGCAGGAAGAAAAAATAATGGCACGTGAATTAACAGAAAAACAACAAAAGTTTTTACATGTTTTGTTTGATGAGGCAGGTGGCGATGCAGCTATTGCAAAAAAACTTGCTGGCTATGCACCTACGTATAATACAAGTGAATTAGTAAATAGTCTTAAAGAAGAAATACTAGAAGCAACACAATCTTATATGGCACGTAATGCTCCTAAAGCTGCAATGTCTATAGTAGGTGGTTTATACGAACCAACTGAACTAGGTATACGTGATAAGTTAAGTGCAGCAAAAGAACTGCTAGATCGTACAGGTTTAGTAAAAACTGAAAAAGTACAAGTAGAAGCTAAAGGTGGTGTTATGTTAATGCCACCTAAAGTTGTATCTCAAGATGACTGATAGATCTCTTGGCAAGTGGAAACTACCGCAGCCTATAGATATACAAGAAAATAATGAATGGGTAAAGATACCTAGAATATCACGAACCATACCATTTGGGTATGAAGAAGACACAGAAGACAATGCCATATTAAATCCAATCCCTGACCAACTTGACAAACTTGAAATGGCAAAAAAGTATTTAAAACAATACTCATATCGTGAAGTATCAAACTGGTTGACTACAAATACTGGTAGATCTATATCTCACGTAGGTTTAAGGAAACGATTGGACAATGAGCAAAGACGAAATAACAAAGCTAGAAGCTTACGCCAGTGGGCAGAGTATGCAGAAAAGGCGATCTCCAAAGCGAAAGAAATTGAAGAAAGTCGCACAGGAGCAAAAGAAGCCGCAACAATCTAAAGTTATTGAAACAACAAATATAGATTTTGTTAAAGTAAAAAAACTAGAAGAAGATCACAATATAATTTTTAAGCCAAACGATGGCCCACAAACAGATTTTCTAGCGGCAAGTGAACGAGAAGTATTATATGGTGGCAGTGCTGGTGGTGGTAAATCCTACGCAATGCTTGCAGACCCTCTGAGGTATATGGGGCATCCTGCGTTTAGTGGTCTACTACTACGACACACAACGGAAGAGTTACGTGAACTTATATTCAAATCACAAGAGATGTACCCCAAGATATGGCCCGGAATCAAATGGTCTGAAAGAAAGATGCAGTGGACCGCGCCATCTGGCGCAAGGTTGTGGATGTCGTATCTTGATAGAGAAGACGATGTCTTGCGTTATCAGGGTCTGGCATTTAGCTGGATAGGCTTTGACGAATTAACTCAATGGGCCACACCATATGCATGGGATTACATGCGGTCTCGTCTACGGTCTACTGCACCTGACCTACCTATCTTTATGAGGGCAACTACAAACCCCGGAGGTAGAGGACACCACTGGGTTAAAAAAATGTTTATTGACCCTGCGATACCAAACAAGGCTTTTGAAGCTACAGACATAGAAACTGGAGAAGCATTAAAGTATCCAGCAGGACACGAAAAAGCAGGTATATCTTTATTTAAACGTAGATTTATACCAGCACGACTAAAAGATAATCCATACTTAGCAGAAGCAGGTGACTATGAAGCAATGCTCTTGTCACTACCAGAACAGCAAAGACGACAGCTACTAGACGGTGATTGGGATATTAAAGAAGGCGCAGCCTTTACAGAGTTTAATAGAGACCTACATGTTATTGAACCGTTTGATATACCAAGTAACTGGGTAAGATTTAGAGCCTGTGACTATGGATATGGAAGTAAATCTGGAGTAGTATGGTTTGCTTGCGCCCCTAATGAACAGTTAATTGTTTACAGAGAACTGTATGTAGGTAAAGTACTAGCTACAGATTTAGCAGATAGAATACTGGAATTAGAAGCAGGTGATGGTACTATTAGATATGGGGTTTTGGATAGTTCTCTTTGGCACAAAAGAGGGGATACTGGGCCTAGTCTTGCAGAGCAGATGGTAAGTAGAGGTTGTCGTTGGAGACCGTCAGATAGAAGTAAAGGATCAAGAGTAGCAGGTAAAAATGAAATACATAGACGGTTACAAGTAGATGAATTTACAGAAGAACCAAGGCTTGTATTTTTTAATAACTGTACAAATATAGTTTCTCAATTACCAGCTATACCATTGGATAAAAAAAATCCAGAAGACATTGATACAAATAGCGAAGACCACTTGTATGATGCATTAAGGTATGGTATTATGTCAAGACCAAGGTTTAGTATATTTGACTACGATCCACACGGACGACCCCAATCTAGTATGCCAATGGCAGACAAAACTTTTGGATATTAAAGGTATTATAAATGGCAGAAGATCAAGAATTTACAGATGACGAACAAGTCGTATTAGAAGACTCTGAAGACTCAGGAGTTGATGATGCTAATATTAGTGCTATTATTCCGTTTGTCATGGATAGATATAAACGTGCTGATGATTACAGACAACAAGATGAAGATAGATGGCTAAGATCGTACCGTAACTATAGAGGTATCTATGGGTCTGATGTTCAGTTTACTGAAGCGGAAAAGTCTAGAGTATTTATTAAAGTCACAAAAACAAAAACACTTGCAGCCTACGGACAAATTGTAGATGTATTATTTGCAAGTAATAAGTTTCCACTTACAGTTGAGCCTACAATATTACCTGAAGGTGTTGTAGGTGATGTACACTTTGATCCAAAAGAACCAGAGCAACTTAGAAACTCAGAGCTTGATGAGCCTGTAAGTCCTTATGGATACAAAGGTGATGGAAAAGAGATACCTGCAGGAGCTACAGCAAAAACATTATCAGAAAGTTTAGGACCACTAGGAGATAAACTAGATGACATTGAAGGTGTTAAAGCAGGTACAGGTAAAACTCCTACTGCAATAACCTTTAGTCCAGCTATGATTGCTGCAAAAGCAATGCAAAAGAAAATACAGGATCAACTAGAAGAGTCTAGTGCTAATAAACATTTACGTAGTACAGCATTTGAAATGGCATTATTTGGCACAGGAATAATGAAAGGTCCATTTGCTGTAGATAAAGAGTATCCTAATTGGGATGAAGAAGGTGAATATTCGCCAAGAATTAAAACTGTACCACAAGTATCCCATGTATCTGTTTGGAACTTTTATCCAGACCCAGATGCAAACAATATAGATGAAGCACAGTATGTAATTGAACGTCATAAGATGTCTCGTTCACAGTTAATTGCATTGAAAAAACGTCCTTACTTTAGAGCGTCAGTAATTGATGATGCAATCATGCAAGGCACAAACTATACAAAAGAGTCATGGGAAGATGATTTATCTGACTATGCACCTGAATATGGAGTAGAACGCTATGAAGTCCTTGAGTATTGGGGTATGTGTGATTATGATATGTTGGTGGAGCAGGGTATTGAAATCCCTGCAGAACTTGAGGGAGTTGACGAACTACAGGCAAATATATGGATTTGTAATGGTAAACTCTTGCGTATGGTACTTAATCCATTTAAACCTGCTACCATTCCTTACATGGCTGCGCCATATGAATTGAACCCTTACTCTTTCTTTGGTATAGGTATTGCAGAAAATATGGACGATACCCAAACACTTATGAATGGGTTTATGCGTATGGCTGTAGATAATGCAG